TAGTAAGCAGCACCACCAGTCAATGATAAACTACTTGTAAAAAGTACTGGCCCCATATTGCTGAAAGATCCAGCATTGCTAAAGAAGGCTCCAGTGTTACACATGACTAGATTACCTGTGTTGCTGAGATAACTGTTTGAGCCACCTGATATGAGTACATTGCTTAAGAAGTTAGCGGCTAATGTATTACTAAAGGTTCCAGCATTGCTAAAGAAAGAAGCAGTTGTCGGCATCACTAAATTGCCTGTATTGCTGAGATAGTAAGCAGCACCACCAGTCAATGATAAACTACTTGTAAAAAGTACTGGCCCCATATTGCTGAAAGATCCAGCATTGCTAAAGAAGGCTCCAGTGTTACACATGACTAAATTACCAGTGTTGCTTAAAAAGCTATTGGAGCCACCAGATATGACCACATTGCTAGCAAGCGTTACTGTACGCGCATTACTAAACGTTCCAGCATTGCTAAAGAAAGAAGCAGTTGTCGGCATCACTAAATTGCCAGTGTTGCTAAGATAGTAAGCGGCGCCGCCAGTCAACGATAAACTACTTGTAAAAAGTACTGGCCCCATATTGCTAAATGCGCCAGCATTATTTATAAATCCAGCTGGATTTGATTGATTTATACTTGTTCCGAATGTGAGCTCTGACGCAATTACAGTGCCAAAATATGATGTATTGCTAGTATTGCTCAAAGTTCCCGCACCTACATAATTACCTGTGTTACTAAGAAAACTATTGGTGCCGCCTGTTAGCACAAGATTGCTAGCAAGAGTTGCTGTTTGCGTATTACTGAAGGTTCCTGCGTTACTGAAGAAAGAAGCAGTTGTCGGCATAACTAAATTACCAGTGTTACTGAGATAACTATTGGAACTACCTGATAGTACTAGATTGCTAGCGAGGGTGGCGGTCAGCGCATTACTAAACGTTCCTGCGTTGCTAAAGAAAGAGGCTGGTGTGGTCATGATTATATTGCCAGTAGTGCTGAGAAAACTATTGGTGCCACCTGTTAGAAATACATTATTTGTAAATCTTCCAGTACCTACAACAATCGAGTTTGCTGCTACAGATGATGTAAAAAACTGAACTGAACTTAAATAATATGATTGTGATGTACTTGTAAAAAGAGTGGAAATTCTTGCGATATCTACTGTAAGTGATGAGATTACAGATGAATTTGCGAAAAGAGTAGAGAATGATCCAGTATTAACGCCAAGTGATGAGATTGTGCCATGGTCTGTAATCGTCATAGTTGAGACTGTAAGTGTTGAATTATATGCTTTATCAGCTTGAAGAGTAGAAATATTCATACTCGACGTATTAAGAAAAGAAATATTTACAGTTGAGATTGCGTTAAGAAAAGAAGTGTTGATTGTCGATACATCGATTGTTGAAAAATTTCCATAATCAGCATAAAGTGTTGAAATAGAGGAGAGTGTATAAAACCGATCAGCAACTTCCGCATATGTAATAGAACCAGCTGTTGAACTTACATATCCAGCAGTTCCTAATCCATCAAGTGTACTGACTAAATCAAGCGTTGATACTGCGGAAAGATTGAAAAGCTGTGATCCATCACCAATTATACTACTCGCAGTAATTGCTGTAATGAAACTACTAAATGCGTATAAATTGCCGTCTATATTAAGATCACGAGATACCGTGAGATTTGATGTTGCTAAAAAAGTATTTAAAACAACACTATCGGCTGAAAAAGAACTGACGCTTAGAAATGCTGTTGACATAATCTGTGTTTGTATCGAACTTGCGACAAAATACTTTGCTGTCACACCCTCTACATTAGCAATTCCCTGTTCAATTGGAAATCCAAATGTATTTTGTAGAATCCATGAATTTGTAGTTTGATTGAGTGTAGTTAAAAATGAATACGGTTGATTAATAATAATAGTATTAGGATAGTTGGAATCAAAAAAATTTACACCTGACATTGTACTGACTACAATACGTTTTGTCGTCGATAAAGCTCCTGCTGTGTCGCGAACAGTCACAATACGCCCGGGAACAATTGTCGAGTTAAGAAGCACGACTTCGTCGGTGTAATTTGCTGTTAGTCGTGAATTAATCAAAATAACGGATGTATTTGAGTTTACATAATGTATATTTCCAATTGTTTGGATTGGATATGTATAAGGATCTGGGGGATACTGAGCCATATCTTCTAGTAGCAGGAGATATTCAATTTCTTAGACAGACATCCGCATCTAAAGTTAATGGTATGTGATAGAAGAGATGAGTTCAAATCCTCAATTAAATGCGAATAATTATATTCTCAATATTGTACCTACTCAAAATATTATTACAAATATTTCAGGCTTAACACCTATTGATATTCTTACACGCGAGGTGACGCAAATCCAAGAAATGGTTGACTATACAGCTAAACGTATTAATGCGAATACAATTGCTTCATTCGCAAACGCGACTGATCCTATTTCAGTAGTCAATAACATGAACTTATGTAACGCTAATTTATATTCGAACGGTGTACTTTTTCAAACTGGAAGTGGTGGTACTACGTCTATTTTTAATGGGAACAGCGCATATGTTGGAAGTACGGGTCTTCTTTTTACTTCTACGTCTCTATCATTCAATGTTCAAGGGAATACTAGTCTTTTTATTGACGCAAATTCAGTATCTATCAGTAGTGGTCTAGTTTTAAACTCAAATCCTATTCAAGGCGCAAGTCTTCAATGTCTTGATTTATCTGGAACGACCGCATGGGGATTTGTCAGCACACTTGCTACCGCAGATGCTATCACATTCTCAGGGCCTTCATCTGAAATCGCACGATTTACAACAAGTGGATCTTTAGGAATTGGTACATCAGCACCAAATGAGACACTTGATGTCATTGGAACAGGTGCTTTTTCAGGACGAGTGAGCGCATTTGACTTCTTAACGCTCTCAGATAGACGTTTCAAGACAGATATCACTCGTATTGAAAATGCGGGTGATTTACTGGATAAGATGCGAGGGGTACGCTTCATGTGGCGTGACTTGAGTAGTAATGATATTGGTGTCATTGCGCAGGAATTACAGGAAGTTCTTCCTGAAGCAGTACTTGGCCTTGAAGACGTGAACCCCAAATTAAGTGTCGCATATCATAAAATTATACCGGTGTTGATTGAAGTTGTAAAAGATTTACAAGAACGAGTTCGATATTTAGAGAGTATTGGTAATCGTGATAAAGATGGAATTTTGAACTGATGTTCTTACATGAACTGTAGTTGGAGGTACAGCACACTGAGCAGCAGCGGTTGGTAGTGTATGATATATAATATAGTTTGCGTTTCTATTTGAAAGTAAGATATTAGGATCTAGATTTAATCGTAAATACTTTGAATATAGATTTGATGTTGTTGCGCCTCCTGTATATTGGTTCCAGTTCATATAATCAGTATTTACACTTGATAAATATGTATAATTAATATTATCTGTAGTAAATTTTATAAAGGTTGAAATTAATTGCGGCGGTGCTGTCTGAGAGACGGCCATTGGAAATAAGATGACTGGATTATACTCAAGGGTAACATTTGTGCTTCTAGATCTAATATTTGGCAGCATAGATGATAAATAAAGTGATGCTGTACTTAGTGTTATAAAAGTTCCATTTGTAGTAATAGGTATATTGTCTCCACGTACACCATTATTTGAATTGGTCCATGATAATGAACTTACAAAGTTAATACGAGGTGTAAAGTATGAGATAAATGATGATGTCATTGTCGTTGAAACTGTAGACAGTGATGTTCTTGTAAATCCAATTGTTGTTGAAACAACCGAACTTGTCAGACGAATTGTTGAAAAATTTGTTGAATTTAGAATTTTCATAAGCATATTCATTGTACTGAATGTGCTTGTGCCAATCGCAAAATCAGAATAAATTGTAGAAAATGAACTTGTAAATTGTTCTGCTATAACTGTAGAACAAAAGCTTGAATATCCTTGTGATGTGCTTACTAATGTATCATATACTATAGTTGAGAAAGTGGAGATTGTCGATTGGTTTACTCCATTAAAATAATTTGAATAGGTTGATACATTCGATAAAAAAATTGTAGATATATATGAATATGTAGTTGAAAATGTACAGACACTTTCCATAATTAATGTACTTAGCGCAAGATAGGTAGATGAGATCTGATAAGATGATATTTCACGACCTACAAATGAAGACAATGTTGACATTGTTGACATAAAATCTCCATAATTAAGAAATAGAGTACTCGCTTTAGTGATAATTGAACTTTCGAGTGTATTCACTTGGGTTGATAAATTTAGATATCCCTCAGATGTAAATCCATTAATTCCAATATAGACTGAATGATTTGATGTTGTTGACAAGTTTATGTCACCTACGCCCATAAAAGTGAGAGTTGAAAATGCGGGTAGAATAGGAAAGGATACAACCGGATCTGTAGGGGTTTCTGTAAAGCTGGGTGTATTTGATAAGATATTGAAGTATTTTATCCCTGCGTCAAAATAGATCACTTGATGGAGTGTGTCTGTTGATAGCTGTAAACCTCCTAGCGTTGATAAAGTAAGAACAGGTGTTACTTTATTATTTGTAAATGCGCTAATTGAAGAAAGCCCATCTACTGCGACTGTTTGAAATGCTTTCGCATATAGATAAGTGCTATTTGATCCGGGACACACATCAGCAAATCCAATACCATTACCAGACAGAAAACTAAATGCTGGTGCTTCAGTTGTCGCAGTGTATGAATTTTCATCAATATTTATTTGCTGAAATGAAGGATAGGTTCCTACTGTGCTTATTAAACTCCAGTATGTTCCTCCCAACCCGTCGCTTACAAGAACAGATGATGATGGAATAAATGAGTTTCGATCCCCTCGTATAAAAACTTTACGTAATGTGATTAATTCTATATCAAGCGTTTTGCGACTTGAGGCCATCTACAGGTGAGACTTAAATTTATTAATTAAGTCACGACGTAAAGTCACGACGTTACGCAATTCCATTATGTATATACACTGAGATCGCATTTGACTGACTCATGCTATTACTCCACTGCGTTATTGTATAGAGATTGAGATCACAGTCAGTTATATAGCTTGTAGGGACAACAATTCCTCCATAGACATTTGGCTGATTGACAATCACTACTGTATTATCTAAATTTACAATGCTTGAATGAAAATGATTAATTACATAAGGTTCTGTGTTGTATTCTAAAATACAATCTGCGTTTATCTCAAGGCGTATAGGCCGACTATAGATATCTTGATATGTAACTGTATTCGGTAAACTTAGAACATTAAAAGCTAGTGTATCTGTAAATATACTTTCATTTACTACCATACTATCATATGTAAGAAAGCTTGACACTGGATATACATTTGTAGAAATGCTACTCAAACTAAGTGTTTTAAATGAATAGGATGGTGTATAGTCTAGAAAGACGCGCGAGTTTGTATCAATATAAGGAATAGTAAACGCAAGTGATACTTCACATGTCGATAAAAGTATATCATACTGAAGACCAGACGCGGTCTGAATTTGTGAATTATAAACTGTATAGGGTGGGAAAAATCTATACTCTCTGCGTGTATCTGTCGATTTAAGAGTACTAAATGTATTTGTCATGTTTGTTGAAAAGGTGCTAAAATATTCTCCACCTAAATTGAGCGCATAATCAGATAATCCAGCAACAGTTGAAAATGTATTACTTGATGCTTGATAAATTGCGTTTGCTGTACTCTGTAATTCAGTATTTGCGAAGAGATGAATAGAAGTTGATGTGACTGGATAAGCATGCTCTACAAATAGAGTTGCGAATGAACTCACCATAATACCTGACATATCTTGAATATCATCCATTGCGCTCCGATACTTCACAGTTAGAGAGGTTGAAAACAAATTACTTGTATTTATTGCGCTTTTATAGAGTGAAGTTGAAAATGTTGAAAATGAATTACTGATATCAGTATAATATTTTGAAAAGAGTGTTGAAAATTTCATAACTGTAGAGAGGAACTGGGTTGAGATTGTTGATCTATAAAGAGCCCCTACTGCTGTACTCGTCGTTGTAGATATATCTACAAATGCGGTTGAATACTCGCTGGTATATGTATATAGACTTGATATGGTTGATACTGTAGCAGTAGATAGTGTACTTATAGTTGACATAAAGTTGCCATATTCATTACTCTTAAATGTGCTAATTTGAATTCCTACAAAATAGGTTTCGGAAAAGGTGCTCAGAAGAATATCACCTTGCCCTATAAATGTGATTGAAGAAGTCTGGTCATTCAACGGAAGAAGAGTATCTTCTATACGGAATGTTGGATGCCGAATTTCATAGCTCAATGTATTTGTATTTGGGTTTGTTGTTATAAATGTATTTCCAATAGATGAAAATCTAAGAGTTGATAGTGTATTTGTTTGGCCAGAGCTGAGCGTACAGACATTGTCTATATTTATTTCATTAAATGCGTTCGCAATAAGCCGTGTAGTGTTTTTACCAGATGGAATAAACTGAATACCTTGTCCAGCGTTAAAGCTCATGATATTATAACTAGCATCCGCAACATAGAGCGCTGAAGGTGTACAGATCATTCTAAATGAACTTAGATAGCCTATACCACTGCTAAAGCTTGACCAATATGTTCCACCAAGACCATCGGAAGTAAGTGAAGTATAAGCAGGCGCAACTGCGCGGATTGTCTGTAAACTTATAATATCACAATCTATCGATCTGCGCGCCGACATCCTTTTTACCAGTGAGACTTAAAATTAAGGAAGCTCAAAGAGCTTCCTTAATTTTAAGATCCATCACCAAAATATTAACTAAAACTATTTTGCATTGTTAGAAATACAGAATTTGTAGATGCCATATAAATCTGTACATTGCTATTTTGAAATCCAGGTGATAGATATGAACTTGCTCCATTTACAAGTCTGTGCATAAGAACATATTCTTGATCATATTGCGGCGTTGGAAATGATTGATATACATTACATCCTTTAAAAGACATACGAATAGGTGTTTGAAATGTATTTGAGGTATGCGGAGAAAAGGATGAGCCCACCATAATTGAATTATTTGTTGTATTCAAGAGGGGTGTTCCCGCATATGTTAAATATGAACTGAGTTGTATAAACATAGTATTATTGATACTATTTGGATCATATAAAGAACAAAAAAACAGATTAGGATATATATCAGCTGTGATTTGAGTACTCGGCAAAATAAAGCTTGAAAAATTTTTCAATTGTAGATTCGCTGATGAGAAAAATAGATCATTATTTAAATTAATCGCAGTTGTCAATCCATTGGTTCCTTTATACGTAATTGATGAGTTTAGAAAAGAAGGTAGATATGCTATGTTTCCAAGAGTGCTTATATTTACAACCGCGTTGTAAATTGTTAGAGATCCAGCAGTATTTATATTAACAGTTCGAAGTAAAGACGCAGATGTACTCAAAAGTTGTGAACTGGATACATATCCATATGTGCCAAGTCCAGCAAGTGTACTCCTTAAAGAAAGATTCTGACCTACAACTGAACTTATAAGTGAGAGCGATGATACATATCCAGTGGTCCCTAGATTTCTAATTGTTGATGCGAATTGTGATGAAGATATATATCCAGCTGTTCCAAATCCTCGTGTGGTGGAGGTGAGTTGTGATGAAGATACATATCCAACCGACGCGAGGTTATTATGGGAGGTTTCTGCGCTTGCGTTATATAAGGCTGTTGTTGTAGCTGCGATAAAAGCTTGAAATCCTGTAGTTGTACTTGTAAGCTGGGAGCTTGAAATATATCCTGTCGTACCTAAACCTCTTACTGTACTTTGTAGCTGTAAGCTTGAAATATAACTGCCTGTGCCAAGGCCATTTACAGTGCTAAAGAGCTGGGGACCATTTAATGATCCTGCTATAGCCGAGTTCGCAATAGTTGTATTAATATTCACAATTGATCCACTCAGATCAGAAAGAGTAGAAGGTAAATACCCAACTCCTGCGCCAATAGTGGCCGATAATGAACTCATATTTGTAAAGATATCCTGCCAATTGAGACCACCTCTGCCATCCGATGATAGGATATAATTTGTACTGACGGGTAAACTAGTTACGGGATCAAGTGCAAATAGACTCCGGAAGATAAGTAAGTCAGTATCAAGTGAACGACCATTCGACGCGAAGGGGTCCATACTACCGGTGAGACTTAAATTTAACGAAGCTCTTCGAGCTTCGTTAAATTTAAGATCCATCACCAAATTAGTCGCAGGACATTTATTTTAACGAAACTAAAGTTTCGTTAAAATAAAGTCGCGACGTTACCGGTGAGACTTAATAAAAATTGATGAACTATACCGTCGCGATTTTATTTAAGCCTCGTCGATAATGAATCATATACGAGATGTAATGACTACACCTGTCTATGTAATTAACGCACATAGTTGTATTCTGAACCCTCACTATGCTAAAAAAAATGATATTCAGCTCTATTTTAAAATTCCAAAGGATACAACTATTGTATCTTTTGGATCTCCAGGAGATTTTGTATGTAGTGACAATGAAACAGTTGAAGTATTACATGAACGTTTAGATGATATTAGAAAGTTTATGTATGTTCACAGTGACTCCGACGTATTAGATGTACCAAATCAGAGGAAAAGAAAGTGTGATCGTAGCTTGTTTGGAAGCATGAAGCGCGCAGCAGATGGTACACTCTATCCAAATATCTCATTTGATCTGAATAATATCGATAAGGATCGGCCGACCCGCCGTGCGTATAATCAATATGGAATCTATCGTCTTGATACACTTACAAATGTAAAAGGTCTGAACAATACAGATAGCCTTGTAGCACATGACCTTTCTCGCGAGAACTTTACTCTTGAAGATTTAATACAGGAAGTCTATGAGAAAACAGGACTACACAAAGGGATCTTTATTAGCCTAGGATGTTTATCTCCTTATCAGGGTAAAGCCACTACTAAATTTATTGAAAAAGCTGAACATATTTATGAGACTGCGAATATACTGTATAATACGGTTAAACCAACAATGACAAAAGAAGAAATTATTAAACGCTTTGGCTCGTCTGCTCTACCCATCGATATCTTGATCGATTATACTATCGCATACTGGTCACCAGCTGTTGTTGAAAAAATGATTAAAGATAACTTGCTATCAACAAAAGCATGTCTCGAATATAATGTGGTACACACGGATGATATGAAAGAGTTGAGGATGTTAACCAGTGAGACTTACCGGTGAGACTTAAATTTAACGAAGCTCTATGAGCTTCGTTAAATTTAAGATCCATCACCAAATTAGTCGCAGGACATTTATTTTAACGAAACTAAAGTTTCGTTAAAATAAAGTCGCGACGTCAAATTAGTCGTTGGACATTTATTTTAACGAAACTAAAGTTTCGTTAAAATAAAGTCACGACGTTAACTCAGAAAGTAACACTTAAAAATTGCTTACATCTTATAGTATGACAGGAGGTGGTGGTCTCTTACAGCTTGTAGCACAAGGTAAACAAGATGTTTTTATTACAGGCAATCCTCAAATAACGTGGTTTAAGATGGTATATAGACGGTATACAAATTTTGCGGTGGAATCACAAACCATGTTTTTTGACGGTGACCCCGACTTTGGAAAACGTCTCAGCTGTCTTGTTCCTCGGCGTGGAGATTTATTAGGCCCCATGATACTGGAATTATCACTTCCACAACTATATTTAACAGATGGAACCCCTGTTTCTTACTGTAATAGTATAGGACACGCTATCATCGATGAAGTTAGTATAGAAATAGGAGAACAGGAGATTGATAAACAAACTGGAGAGTGGATGGAAATTTGGTCATCGCTTACCACAACTGCTGATAAACGTGATGGATTTTATGATATGATTGGTAAGGTAGACGCCTATACGACACCGCAGCTCAATGGACCTCTTAAACTATATGTCCCGCTCCACTTCTGGTTTAATCGTAATCCTGGGCTCTATCTTCCTCTTCTCGCACTTCAATATCATCCAGTCCGCATAAATATAAAGCTGCGCCCTCTTCAACAGCTCTTTCATAGCAGTCTGCTAAATGATGATTGTTCACCTGTACAAGTAAAGCCCGCAAAAATTACAAATATGCAAATATGGGGAGATTATGTATTCTTAGATGTTGAAGAACGCCGCCGTTTTGTTTCGTCTACACACGAGTACTTAATTGAGCAAATTCAATATACACCTGTCGTCTCCATACCCTCTGGAAATACAGTTGTAAATGTGCCTATTGAATTTAATCACCCGTGTAAGGAATTCATCTGGGTTATTAAACGTGATATTATGGCGCAGTATCACGAATGGTTTAATTTCAGTAGTTTATCTACACATGAAGTGGGATCACGCATAGATCTTTTATCTACGGCAGGTTTACAACTTGATGGTCAAGATCGATTTGAAACAAGAGATGCTGGCTACTTCCGTCTTGTTCAACCCTGGCAACATCATACTGTAATTCCTACAGATGTTTTCATCTATTTATATAGTTTTGCGCTCCGCCCTGAAGATCAACAGCCAAGTGGTACAATGAATGCGTCTCGCATTGATACAATTGTTCTGAATGCTGGTCTTACAGCAGATTCACTACTATCTCCAGCACGTGGAAATGCTTCAATCGTAGTTTATGCGACAAATTATAACATCTTACGTGTTGTAAATGGTTTTGGTGGTGTTCTTTTTACAATTTAATGTCGTGACTTTATTTTAACGAAGCTTTTTTGAGCTTCGTTAAATTAGAGATACCACGATAGAATGGGTATAGGTGATAAACTATCTGGAACATTACAGAGTGTTAAAAATACAGTATCATCAGGTATTGATACCGCAAAAGGTGTAGCAACCGCAGCAGTAGCTGGTGCTGTAATTACAGCTGCCGCAAAAGGCGCAGCCGCAACAAAAGATCCAATTCCAGTTTGGTTTTATCGTGCTCTTGCTTGTTTCCCGGTGAGTGGGTTGATTGGATTTGATCATTATGCAGCAGGATCCTCGCGATCAGCGTTCGCAAAATTAATCGTAAATCTCCTCACATTTGGGTCATGGTATTTCTATGATATTATTTATTCAATGGATGATAAAATCCTTGAAAATCAAGGATTAATGATACCTTTTTTTGAAACAATCTTAATTGATAAGAGACAAATTCAGTCTAAAGATCCTACAGGCGCACCTCTTAATTTAGATGATACAGCAAATGCTAATTTTTTTGTCTTCATAACTATGATATTAGGAACCATTTGTGGATCTTTATGGGGGTTTAACTATAATAATGATTATAGAATAACAATAGCAGCATATGTAGTCACCGCCTTTACTGGATTATCGGCACTATTCACAGCATATATTATATATTCAGCTGTAAGAGCTGCTGGTATAAAAGCAGCTCTAGAGGCTGCTGGTGGCTCTGGTACTAGCGCTGGTGCTCTTATCAAAGCTTTATCAGGAGGAGGTAGACCTTTAGAAAGCAATAATGACTTTATCTTGCTTGGTGCGCTCTTTTTAATCACTGTATCTGGGTTTGCGCTTTCTGTTGTCCGGTCAAAGTCTACTCTTCGGTGAAATCCATCACCAAATTAGTGGTAACGTCGTGACTTTATAAATGTCAAACGACTATTAATCCGTAAAATCTCTAATTTAACGAAGCTTTTTGAGCTTCGTTAAATTAGAGATTTGACGGTAGCTTCATTAAAATAAAGTCACCACGTTAAATAAATGAAGTATCTTGAAACACAAGAGGAATTTGAGCAACTGATTGGTCGCACACCTTCGGAGGAACCTCTTCCCCCCGCTACACTTATCTATTTTACTGCGAACTGGTGTGGTGCGTGCCGTCGCATTAAGATGAATGAGGTTGAAGACGCAGCTCGCAATATTCAAATGCTAAAATGTGACGTAGATAAAAATAATTATACGCCTGGATTTTGTAATGTACGATCTATTCCTGCTTTTATTGCGATTAAGGATACAAAAATCATAGGAGAACTTCAGACTTCAGATACAGGAAAGATTGTCGATTGGATCAAACAATTATTTCCTGACACGAAGTAAAGATGGCGTGTGATACACTTATTGTTGGCGCCGGCATTGCCGGTTTATATTGTGCTCGAGAACTTCTCAAACACAATCCTAACAAGACACTACTCATTTGTGAAAAATACAAGGATCTGGGTGGACGAATTGCTACCTTTCGTAAAGATGATCTTATTTGGGAAATGGGGGCTGGACGTATATCCGACCAGCATATAATGGTCCATCGTCTTCTAAAAGAATATGGACTTCATACAATACCTATAAGTAATAATTTGAGTTATAGAGAAACTGGAAAAGCACCATATGAAGATAATCATTTTGAACCGGCGATTGACATTTTTCTCGGACCGCTTCGCATGCTTCCAGTAGCAATACTAGGAACAAAAACACTACAAGAAGTCATGATTGGCGTGTATGGAGAAAAAGAAACACAGAGATGGATGGATCGCTTTCCGTATCACGCAGAGGTGACACTCATGAGAGCAGATATGGCTCTCCGTGAATTCTTCGGAGAAATGTATTCACATGGCGGATATAGTGTGTGTAAAGAGGGTCTCTCTGCTTTAATTAATGCGATGGCTGCTGACATTCGGAAACGCGGTGGACATTTCAGAACAGAATGGGAACTTGTTAGTCTAGTAAAAGGCTGTGCTGAATTTCGTGTTGAAGGTGAAATAAGACCTATTTCTGCTAAAAAGATTATTTTAACGCTGCCTGTGGATGCGTTGCGCTCACTCAGCCTTTTTAAACGATGGAAGCCGCTTTCATATGTTACAATGTCGCCACTTTTACGCATTTATGCGCAATTTAAAAATAGTTCGTGGTTTCATGGCCTGTCGCCTATTGTTACCACATCACCTATTCGTTACTTCATCCCTATAAATGAAAAACAGGGATCGGCTATGATATCTTACACAGATAACTATTTTGCTACACATTATATGAAGAAAGACAATATCGAGAAGGTCGTCATGAAAGATCTACGCGAATTGTTTCCTGAACGTATTATCCCTGATCCCGATGAATTTCACGTATTTAACTGGTCAGATGGTGTGAGTTATTGGACACCTGGAGAGTATGATCCTAGTATCATATCAAAAGAGGCTCTTCAGCCATTTCCAGGAATTTATCTGTGCGGCGAAAGTTTTAGTCTGCGCCAAGGATGGATAGAAGGTTCGTTGGAACATGCTGAGGCGCTTTTAGATAAAATTAAGTATCACCTTTAGTATGAACACACACGTAGTTTTATCACTTGCGCACCTTGCTTTTGTGGTCCCTCTCTTTTTATATGTAGCTTTTCAGCGCGCAGCATCCCCCGATTGGATTTACTGGCTCCTTTTTAGCCTAGGTCTTCTTGTATTTGCGATCCACACAGTCAAGGGAGTTTATCGCTATACAGTTGGATCCACCTATCTTTGGGTCAATCTTCTACATGCTATTCTAATTGCGCCTCTTCTTATCTATATTGGATATAATGGAAAAAAGACACCACGCTCTGCGTATGAACTTCTCGCGATGGCTGGATTTGCCGCATTAGGCTACCACGCGTACAGTCTTCTTCTTCAGGTTCAAATTATTCAAGCAGATTAACGTCGTGACTTTATTTTAACGAAACTAAAGTTTCGTTAAAATAAATGTCCTACGACTAATTTGGTGATGATCTTAAATTTAACAAAGCTCTTTGAGCTTTGTTAAATTTAAGTCTCACCGTTAGGCCAAAACAGTTCGTAGATGACCTGAAAGAACTGTATCAGTCATGGTAATACAATGTGCTGCGTGATACTGAAACGCAGTATTTGACTGAAATACCCTAGCACACCGCTTACAATTAAAGGTATTGTCTGTCTCCTGAAGAATAGTTGAGACCTCACGGACACAATGCTTCCGCATGAAATGAATTAGGCGGTTCCCATTTGACAATGTATGAAATGTACAGTCTGCGACTGGACACTTAATAAGTGGAACACGCTTCGCCTCTGCGGTCTGTGGATGCTTGGATGCGATATGTAGAGTAAGCCGCTGTCTAGATAAGCACTTGTAATCACACTCAGTACACTCATGAGGAAGATCCCCTTCACACACACGCCTGTGCATACTCATCGTAGACGTCTCAGGCTTCGTAATACCGCAATGAGGACAGATACAGTGGCCATTCTGATCACGACTATACTTAAATGTCATGTAGTTGTATTGACTGAGGAGGAGCGGCGGCTTCAATTTTATCAAGATTTACGGCATTGAATTGTACCTTCTGCTTTCTATACGCCGATAAGAATACATGAGTATCTGTATTCGTAATTAAATAGACATCATAGAATTTTCCTCCAATTAAAAGAATATTTGTTACAAAAGAAATAGGTGTTTTATTATCCATATAAGATGAGACAATTATATACGCACTGAAAGCAGTATTTACAATAAAAAGAGTAAATGTTACACCAGCTATCCGTTGATAAAGTCTATCCACATTCAGAATATTTTGCTGCCTAGTTAATGTAAGAGTTTTAACTTCTTTTCCAACAGTTTCATTGTCAGTAGCAATTTGGTTATCTATACGAAGATAACGCGTTAGTCTATTTTCTCGCTTCAGCTCAATTCCGTAGAGAAGCGCAAATGAAAAAAGTGTAAGAAGATTTAATGAGGCTGAACATAGATAAAGTGTATTTCCTCTTACTATATTTTCATACGGATTACATGGATGGTCTCCACATTGAGCAGGTACAAATAAAACGAGAAGAGAACCCATAAATACACGATAGAATTCTATAAGAACAATGGCTGTGGTAGAGGCTCTTTCCATGGGTCTAAACTAAGCGCACATTTATTTATAGACATGTCAATAACAATTGTTACTCTCGCAATTGGTGCTGACTTTATAAAAAAACTAGATAAAGCATTCGCATCAAAGAGGGCCTATGCGGCTCGTCACGGATATACCTATATTCAAGGTGGAGAGGAATTCTGGGATAGAACAAGACCCATTCCATGGAGTAAGATACCCTTTCTACTAGACGTATTTTCGCGACTGCCTGAAGGCGCACTTGTCTGGATGTCAGATGCGGATGTACTCATCACAAATCCCGCGCTTACGGTTGAAGAACAGATGGGGTCTTTGCTGCCTAGCACTAAAGATATGCTTCTCTGTATTGACGCATGCGCGCACATTAACAGTGGAAACATTCTTATGCGGAATACTGCGTGGGTACGTGATTACTGGCGACGCGTTGGAGAACAGGTAGAGCTGACATACCATATTTGGTGGGAAAATGCGGCAATGATCAAACTACTTGAAACTGTCCCAGATGACCTAGCACATGTAGAGATTACCAATAAGCACAAGAGATTTAATGCGTATTTGCGCGGTGTTCCTGGTGAGCCTTTATGGGAGCCCGGCGATTTTCTCGTCCATTTTGCTGGGGTATACAATCCCAAGGAAATCGACAAACTTATTGTGGAGATCGAGGCTGGTGGGGTTCCTAGACTTCCTATGTGACGTTGTTACCGGTGAGACTTAAATTTAATGAAGCTCAAAGAGCTTCGTTAAATTTAAGATCCATCACCAAATTAGTCGCAGGACATTTATTTTAACGAAACTAAAGTTTCGTTAAAATAAAGTCGCGACGTTAAAATCTAATATCTAAATATAATGAACACGTCCATGAACACGTCCATGAGTATGGCTACACGCAAGAACCGTAAGCAGGATGGTGGTATGATCACAACGGGCAGCGCTGCGCAGGTTTTCCACGGCACAGCCAAGCACACGTCCGGTGGGCTTACGAAGAAGGACCTGATGAAGACGAAGAAGGGCCGCGTTGTCAGCAAGAAGAAGCACGCGGCTGGCCTGAAGGCGATCAAGCGCCTGCGTAAGCTTGGATATGTCGCGAAGAAGGGCACGTTCAAGCTGTTTAAGAAGGTATAAACGGAGTTAACGTCGTGACTTTATTTTAACGAAGCTAAAGCTTCGTTAAAATAAATGTCAAACGACTATTAATCCGTCATATCTCTAATTTAACGAAGCTCAAAAGCTTCGTTAAATTAGAGATAACGTCGTGACTTTATTTTAACGAAACTTTAGTTTCGTTAAAATAAATGTCCTACGACTAATTTGGTGATGGATCTTAAATTTAACGAAGCTCTTTGAGCTTCGTTAAATTTAAGTCTCACCGGTACTAGGGTAAGTGCCGGCCAAGGCCGACCCTTAGGGTGACTTTATAAATTCAAGAAGGCGATTTCAATCTCTCGTAAATATAAAGCCATTGCGAGACCACAATATACACCAATACTAATAAAGATATGATGTAGCGCATGACTTTTTACGATTGTATGAGGCCAGTAGCGTTCTGGAATTTTTCCAATAAAGAAAACACTAGCAGCAATTATACATGATACTGAACAACTCAGTGATAACGTCGCAGCAGTTCGAAGAGCGTAATTATACGGTCTTGAAAACGCAAGATAGAAAAGAGTGCTTGTGAATGGAACAGATCCTATAAACCCATATCCGATTGCGTATTTTTCCATTTGGTTCTCTAGAAACACTTTGCGAATACAATAAATTCCAGATATCACAGATAAAAAATTTAGAAAATAAAATAATCTGAGATTATTCAATAAAAGAACAGATATAATATATATATCTGCTATTAAATGGCTATATAAGACTGCTACAATACCAATCATATCAATTCTCCAAGAAAAATCATACCATTCTTTATTGATAATAAAAAAAGTATGCGCGAATGCGGATGTAAGTCCCATGATAATAGGACCAATAATTCCATTAATAACACATGCTTTTGAGAGTGGGCTGAGTGTTTCATAAAACTCTTGCTGTGTAAACCACCAGAAAATCATGGGAAAACTGATCGCGGACCATAAATGCGTATGGATATTAAGAGTTTCAGTATGCCACGTGAAGATTGATGAGGCGCAATCATAGATTGTAGAATGTGTCAGCGGGTTTCTATACCCGCCATATATAAACTCTGATTTTTCATACCAGGATGGAAGATCTTGCGCAGTTATTATGGAGTTCATTTATTTATTATATAATAACGTAATGTTATAACTTTAATACCGTGATATCTCTAATTTAACGAAGCTCAAAAAGCTTCGTTAAATTAGAGATATCACGGATTAATAGTCGTTGGACATTTATTTTAACGAAACTAAAGTTTCGTTAAAATAAAGTCACGACGTTACCGCACATGTGACATCCAATCCGCAATTTCACGGAGTAGAGAACTCATCTCTTTCGGCTCCATCGCAGTTGTCTGCGCAACCTCCTCAGCATCATACCAATACGCAGTCCCTTTCTTATCACTTTCTCCAATGGAGGACCAGACAAGACCAACCTGCGACGCCTTCAGCTCACGAAGAATGGCGGCTAAATTCATTCCTTGGAGTGCTGCGACACCTATGCGAGGTCCGAGGCCTTCCTCTATTTTTGCCTGATCACATGATGTATGCCAGAAAATAGCCGACCATTGGAGTCGAGGTGTCTGTGTACTTGCGGCTATGAACGTAATTTCAGGGTGTGTGAGCGCAGTTAAGAGAGCAAGAGGGGGTTCATCACCGACCCAGACAACACGGACCGGTTTCACCGCATTTTGTATATATGTCAGAGCAAGACGCAAATCCTGTGTCTCTCGGATGCGGAAAGTCGCATCCCATTGGATCTTATTTGACCAATTCATTGGTACATCTCGTGCGTTTTGAACGAGGAGCACTTTTCGTCCTCTATTGAGTAAATCCTCTTCTAAGACAGCGAGGCGGCTCTGTATTTGCTGACCGAGAGTTGCGGCTGGACCACAGATCCAGAAACGTTGGCCTTTTAGAGTTGCTGCGAATCCTTCTAATCTGACGACCGTATCGTTCATCTAGTCTGTATTCATAGACACGGAGTGGATGAATAACCGCGTTGGATCTAAAGTCGTAGTATAAAGTATAAATATGTCTTTACAAGAGCTGGTTAATAACTCATTAACAGACAAGAATACAACCCATTCATATATGGCTCTCTATGAGCATCTATTATCTGAAAAGAGGATCACTGCGACCCATATTTTAGAGGTCGGTATTGGCGACTTTAACGAAAAGAATGGTGGTAGTCTTAAACTCTGGCACGATTACTTTCCAAATGCGACCGTATATGGATTAGATATACTCGACGATACCCGTGTTATCGATGAACTGAAGAATAATCCTAGAGTTGTCTTACATACCTCTACTGACGCATATACTGAAGAGACTGCTGCTCGTTTCGCAGGATTGAAGTTTGATATGATGCTCGACGACGGACCTCATACACTTGAGAGTATGAAGCAGTTTATTCGTCTCTACTCTAACTATCTGAAAGAGGATGGTGTATTAATCATCGAAGATGTTCAGAGGCTAGAATGGACAGATGAATTACGAAAGGTGGTTCCCGAAGACCTTAAAAAATATATACAAATATTTGATTTACGTCATATTAAGGGGCGGTATGATGATATTGTATTTGTGTTAACGTCGCGACTTTATTTTAACGAAACTTAAGTTTCGTTAAAATAAATGTCCTGCGACTAATTTGGTGATGGATCTTAAATTTAACGAAGCTCTTTGAGCTTCGTTAAATTTAAGTCTCACCGTTAGATAAACGGGTCGTAAGCCCAGTGTAAGAGTGCTTGGCGCTGTCGTGGACGGCATTCGAGATCTCCAGGCTTACAGTTTGCTTTAACTGCGCCAGCATGCCGTGTAAATGCTTTCCAGCGCTTGATTTGTATTTCATCAAGCGCAGGGAGGCGGCGCCCCATCCAGTATCGGCAATACCATTCGAACCATCCTCTCCCATCTGGGTTCTGCTCAGGATCTGATAAGAGCGGGTGCTGTTTTGAGATATGGCGGCGTTGTCCTTTCACAGGCGGTACCCATCCACTTTTACGCCACTCTGAAAGACCAAGGCGTGATTTTATCTTAAATAAATTGATGCTTGGATCTGGGCCTTCGGGATGAAGTTTTCCAAGTGCGCCAGCTCGGAGGAACCATTCGGCTGGAAACTCTAGATAGCGGTCATTCAAATACTTACCTTCGAAGGCGCCGAATGCGAGAATTTCACCAGGTGTGAGCGCAGGTTTGAAGGCGAGGTTTTGACCAGGATCTTCGCTTAATATATAGCCATTTGTTGTGTCGCCTTTTTTAAAAGATGAAAGTGGGCGACCTTTTTCTTTCAGGGCGGCGTAGATCGCATCCATCTACTGGTTACAAGTTAAATTTACGTCGTTGGACATAAAGTCACGACGTTATTTTTAGTCGTTGGACATAAAGTCACGACGTTATTTTTAGTCGTTGGACATAAAGTCACGACGTTAAATTTGGAGGATTAATTTCTAGAAAAAAGATCAGTACAATGCTAAAGTATACCCCCCAGCCTCCGCATCCCATTTCAGAGGAGGGCTTGAAGTTTCTGGCGTCGCTTTCAGAGCGTGAGCGAAAGCTACATGAGATGATGAGTGCGCCCTGCGCAGCACGTGGTCTTGGCTCCTCGTATTTTGTAGAGCGGACACATGCGTTTCGGAAGTGGAAGTTAACGAAGTCTGACGTCGTTGGACATAAAGTCACGACGTTAGCGAATAATGCGAAAGGTTTGATGTGATGTACGTCCAGTCCAATGTGCGTTATTCACTTTATAGGTTTTGTCAAGCGGGCCCTGGTACGCAACACAAAAGCCTTGTGTGCCAAAAATGTTATTTGATGTCCAGTTTATACCGTCGACACTGAACGCGGTTGACGGTAATGCGGTGCTACCGGTGAAAAATATCGCAACAAAGATTGATCCGTTCCATGTGACTGATCTGGCGTTTCCGAAAAGAGCAAATGAGTTTGCTACACTATACCATGTGGTCGCGTCGGTACTGTAGCAGATAGATATAGGATTGCCCTGTCCCACGGCGACAATCACTAAACCATTTGTAGCAAGACCATTTGTCCATTGTAAAGGACTGCTTGCCGCCATAGTTGTTGTCCATGAGAGTGCTGTGCCGCCACCTGTAGCTTTAGCAATACCACCGCCTCCTGCTACCCATAAATTGAGCTGTGATACCCAAACTCCACAAAATCCATAAGTTGTTACTACTCCGCCCTGTCCAGTCCATGTGATTCCATCTGGGCTATATGCTACCGTATTTGTAAGATATCCAAGTGCTATAAAGTTTACAGTAGATCCACTGATTGTTAGACCATTCCATATAATTGCTCTCACCTGCCCGTTGCCAGTGAATATAGTACTGTTTCGTAATGTATAGCCACTCTGTGCTTGCGTACCAGTTGATGTAAATATATATCCACCGGTCGCGGCGCTGCCGTTACCCGTACCTGTACCAATAACCCAATATTGTCCTGGTGTATACCAAACAGCAGCTGTAACTGTATTTACAAAGTTGTTAGGCCAAGTAGGTGTGAAATTAGTATAGGATATACCGCCATCTGTTGAAAACCAAATAGGGGCTGTGACGGCGCTGGAGGCGGAGGCGCCAACTGTGGGTGCGGCCACCCCCCCGAATACAATAATAATGTTGTTTGTAGGATTATATGCTGCTCCATTTCCATTGAGAAATGTACTCGTTACAAAAATATTGGTTCTGCTTTTCCAGGATACGCCATTTTCACTTGTAAGGACACCACCCCTCGCGGTGGCGTTATTAATATATGGAGCCAGAATAAATCGAGTACCTGTCCATATAATTCCTGCTGGACCAGTGTTATTTCCAATGTTATTACCCAAAGAATAAGGCAACGACATACGTTGTAGCCAGTTTCCGTTATTAGTAACAGGATTCGGATTTGAAATCATCGTTGTTACGTTTCCAGCGACGGCCTGTCCAGTATCAAATCCTGTCATGAACCATAATTTGGAATATGGGTTCCAGCAAACACCCCATATTCCAGATGTTGCGAATGAGTTTATAGTATTGGCTTCCATATTTGCTGAATATGCTTGCCAGTTGATACCATCAGAACTTGTGCTATATAGAGAGGTCGCGCTACGATACGCAGCTGCTACAAAAATACCATTACCATATGCGATTGATGATACACCTATATTCGTACCGTTTGGTCTTGAAGTCCAGTTAATTCCATTAGGACTTGACCAAATTGCTGTTGTCGCGCTTGTTCCAGCAACCCATAGATTTCCATTCCAGGCGAGGCCCGATTGAGAAGGAACTGTGGAGCCTTGGTTAGGTTCGCTAAAAGGGGCTCCAAGTGCTGACCAATTAATGCCATCTCTACTCAGTGCGACTGAATTTGTTCCTGCTCCAATTGCTACAAACAGTGTACCGTTCCATCCAATTGATGACGCATATGAACTTGTAAATATTAAACTCGTACCACCTCTCGACGTCCATGTGATACCATCATAACTGGAAACGATCTGACTTGTACCTGAACCAACCGCGACCCAAATACCTAAGCTTGATGACCAGACAACACCAAATACCGCACTTGTAATAAGAAGTGAGCCGCGTGCTGTCCAGTTATATCCATCTGTACTGGAAGCAAAGGTATTTGTGCCTGCGCCACCTGCGACCCAAATAGTTCCATTCCACGCAACGCAATAACAACCTGTTGTAAAGATTAGTTTGCCGCGCGGGATCCATGTAAATCCATTATCATAACTTACTGCGATTGTTGAGCTCTGTGCTGTGTTAGCTGAAGAACCACCTGCTACCATAATAGGATAACGAATACCAACAGTTTCGAACGCTTGAACACCTCCACCTCCTGCGTAAGGCACGCCACCTTTCCATGTTTTTCCATCATAACTCGTAGCCGTTGTAAAGTTTCCTGTACCAGTTGCGATAAACATTATACCATTCCATCTGACACAGTTACCTTGCGTGAAAATTGTGGTTCCAGTTACACCATTCCAGGAAGCACTGTTGGGAACTGTAGACCACGCAATCGCGTGGCTCGAAGCGACACCAACAATAACCCAAATATTCAAGGAAGGACTGTGCGCAACACCAAGTGTGCTTGAAAAAATAAAAACTGAATTAGCTTGATTTGTCCAGTTGATACCATCCTGACTCGTCGCAATTACAGATGATGAACCGCCAACCGCCACAATCATTGTTGTGGTTAGCATATAGTTATATACATTGTTCGCTGTCAGGAAACCGCTAGGAAGTGTATTAATAGCAACCGCAACTCCACGCGCTGGGTTCATAATAAGAGATCCACGACCTGTCCACAAACTTCCATCAAATATTCCCGTAGCAAAACATGACGATCCTGAGCCTACAGCCACCCAAAACCCTTGAACAGGGCACCAAACAATACCATATCCAGTTGATAGAGCTGTTGAGCCGCGATTAGTCCATGTGATACCATCCTGGCTCGACGCATATGTACATGTGCCTGTGCCAACCGCCATCCAGTAATAAGGACCTACTGATACAATATTGGAGCCAGTTTGATTGGGCGCATTCCATGCTATCCCATATACAGTGCCTGTTATAGCATTTGTACGAGATGTCCACAAAAGACCATCAAGACTTGTCGCAGTTGTGGTTGTACCTGCGCCACCTGCGACCCAAATCTGCCCATTAAAAACAACTGCGTAAACCTGATACACAAGCGCTTGAAGACCTGTCATACCTAACCAGTTAGTAGCATCCACACTAGTCGCAATTGTATTCGTGCCTGATCCTACTGCGACCAACTGGTTCAACTGTGTACTGTACGCAACACCATATCCAAGTGATGTGAAAATGTTACCGCGACCTGTCCAGTTAATACCATCAGGGCTCGTAGCCTGTGAGTTTGTTGTCTGTCCTACTGCGACCCAGAGAAGAAGGGTAGGGCTCCATGTTACACCATATACGTTACCAATAGGTATCGTACGCGTAGTCCATGTGATTGCGTTCGTTGCTGTATTTACAATGCCTGTCGCAATACCACCCGCACCTCCCGCGACGAAAAGTGTACCATTCCATGCTACGCAATAGAGAGGATTATATAATATATTTCCACGACCAATCCAAGTGATACCGTCAATACTTGTTGCGAGCGTGTTGTTACCTGCTTGGCCAACCACAACCCACAAGTTAATTTGAGGCGCCCACACCGCAGCATATGCGTATGACATTATGGTAGACCCCGCGCGCCCTGACCAGTTAATACCATCGCTACTTGTCGCAATACAATTTGTTCCAACATCCCCACAGACTAGCCATTGTGTGAGCGAAGGGCTCCACGCAATTCCTCTTGCTGTCGAAGTTACACCTGATGTTCCACACGGTGTCCAGTTAATTCCATCAGGGCTTGTTGCGAACGAATTAAATCCTAAACCTGTTGCGCACCAAAGATTGAGCTGGGGTGACCATGTTACACCAGTTGCCCTGTCAAAAAAACTTTGTGTATTTTGCGTGTTCGGTACAAACCATGTTATTCCATCAGGACTGTAAAGGAACGAGTAGAAGTTTGGAAAATTGTTAGCAGCCTGCACACACGCGACAAAAATCGTGCCATTCCATGTGATCTGGAATGGATATTGAAATGGAGCGGTGCTATTACCATATGATGTTATTCCTGATGGGACTGTAGCAATAGTCCACCCCCCTGATGCGTTATTTGTGTTCGTATAGTAAAATATATTACCATTTGTATTCGCAACCCAGCGGCCAGCAGTTCCACCTGTTATAGGTACAAGAGAAGGTGCCCATGCTAACGCATAAAAGTTATTTAGACCGTGCGAGAACTGTGTCCACGCAATACCGTTAATTGAGTAGAAAATGAATGTCGCACCAGCTGCTACAACTGTTGTTCCGTTCCACTGAACATCAAAAATATAAGCGGCCTGGTTTGTTAAACCTGTGCCTGTTACCCAATTGATACCGTTTAAACTGTATTGTATATAGTTTGTGTTCGCACTTCCGTTATTTGAACAAGAAAGAACCCAGAGAAATAATGTAGGTATCCATACAATTCCATATGAGTAATTGGTTGCAAGTATATTACGAGCCGTCCATGATATTCCATCAGGACTTGTTTGAACTACGTTTGAAACTGTGGTACCAACTGTAGCCACAAATAACACACCGTTCCACGCAACTTTGTAGAAATATACGTATGATGTAGTACCACGAACTGACCATGTAATTCCATCAGGGCTTGAATATGATTGCGCACTACTGTTCGCATTTTGACCCGTTAAAAAAAAAGCTCCATTCCATATAATAGATCCTAAAGCTGGATTTTGCTGATTGCTCCCGAAAATATAATTACGACGACCTGTCCATGTTATTCCATCAGGACTTGTCGCAATACTATTTGTATTTGATGCGCCTCCACTAAATCCAGCAACAACCCATAAAAAGCCATTCCACGCGACGCCATATCCGATTGATGTAATAACGTTAAACATGTCACGCGGTGTCCAGCTAATACCATCAGTGCTCGACGCAATTGAACATACACCGTTTCCTACCGCAACCCATAGAGCGCCACTCCATGCTACGCCATATCCGTTTGATGTAAACGGTGTGACACGTGTAACTAGAGGAGCATATGCGAAATCATTTTGATTTTGAAATATGCCTAAGTTTCTCGTACGCTCTCCAAGAAGTGCGGTCGCCGCCGTTGAAAAAGAGAAATACTGGGTATTTAAATTTCCTCTATCTGTTGTTGCGATATATACATCTGAATTTGGCTGAATAAACATAGTATATGAGCCAGATGAGATTTGCTGATAGGGTGGCATCATAGTATAGATGGTGCTTGTGTTAATATCTAGCGCAGCTATATTTTGAGGATTTAATGCTACACCTGCTATTTGTGCTGACATACTATGAATAAGATGAGAAAGATTTCTAGATATTTACCGTAATAGTTGTTTGATACCGGTGAGACTTAAATTTAACGAAGCTCTATGAGCTTCGTTAAATTTAAGATCCATCACCAAATTAGTCGCAGGACATTTATTTTAACGAAACTAAAGTTTCGTTAAAATAAAGTCGCGACGTTATTTATTTTAACGAAACTTTAGTTTCGTTAAAATAAAGTCACGACGTTAACGCCGCGACAGTACTCATACAGAACCCAAGAAGAGTTTGTAGGCCTATAACTGAAGATGTCAGCTCTTCCTTATCGTTTATTAATTTTTTCACGGCCCCGTAGAGTGACATATTAAGTTGATCAATATTGAGCCAATTTAAATCAGAAACCCCAAAGGCTTCAGACACAACAATGGATTTCGGCTGAAGTTCTTTCACTTCTTGTGCGATAAATCCAAGTACATTGCGATCGCGAAGAGGAACAGTCTCGAAAAATGTCGACGTATATGTAAAACGCCGAAGAGGAATTGCTTTGATATCTTCATAGCACATGGTATAATCTGCTTCTACAATACTCTCCTTCATACGCCTATCTGAAATCTGTGTCCATGTTGTACCGCCTACACGAGCTGGACCGCCTGCGCCCCAGACTGATAATGAGAAGGTTGTTGTTGTCGATGTCATTGCGCCAGTATCAATAAAAAGAGTACTTATACGAGCATTTCCATTAACATCCAGCAAAAACTGTGGTCTTTTTGTATTTACACCTATATTGCTCGCAATAATGCCATTCGTCGCAATACTGCTCGCATAGAAAGCAATTGTGCTCACGTTTGATGTTTGAAGATCAGGCAAGCTGATAAATCCATCACCGTCATAAAAACGTAAACTGCTTACATGTAGCCTCTGTGTTTTTGTGTCATATGCTGATAGTGTACTTACTAGCGTAGAACTTACGAATGTTGCGTTAGCAAAGAGCAAATTAGTTGAAATTGTGTTCGCACTCAAACTGCTGATCGTAAAGTTAAAAGCGTTTCCTATCGTTGTAAAGAAACTGCTTGTTGTTAAGACGCTGCTAATTATGAGGGTACTGAAGACGGAGGATGTCGCGTTAATTGTGCTCGCATTTAGTGTATTCGTGTTTATCAGTTGAGAGATGACTGTACTTGCTGGGAGAAGGGTTGTGCTGCTAATGAGAATGGTACTGAAACCCGCGTTTATACTTATGAGAGTGCTAATGTTCGCGGTGTTAATTACGATATTGGGTGCGCGGAATGTACCTAGCATATCAAAATCAACTTGAGGTCTATTATTAACCCCCAAGTTGAGCCCAATGCGATTTGTCAAGGCGTCAACAAAAAATACCCAGTTATCTATATTCATATTACCGTTGGAATCAATAAGTAGTCTCGCATTTGTTTGCTGTGGCATGTTAGGGTAAAGGTTTGCGCTCACACCTGTTTCTATACGAAAAGCACCTGTTGTTTGAATGCGGATTTGATTAGAAGAATTGGATCCATTGAAGAGAAGAAGTTCGTGTGTTAGGGAGCCAGTCGACTGTTCTGTTATCACGTTATTATTGAATGCGCCTGTAAGACCATAGAACTGTAGGATGTTTTGGTTGACGTTAGACCCAATGCGTAAGTTAGAGGTTGCGATCGCGTTTGTCTTTATACTACTTGTGTACAATGCGATTGTGCTAATATTCGAGTTTTGTATGTCCAACCCAGTTATAAATCCATCACCCTCAAAAAAACCGAGACTGCTTGTTAAAAGACTTTGTGTTGCTAGAAAATTTGTATTAAATGTACTGATTTTTAGAGTGCTAAAAAATACGTTGTTCGCAAAGAGCAAATTGGTTGAAATTGTATTCGCACTTAAGCTGCTGATCGTAAAGTTAAAAGCATTTCCTATCGTTGTAAAGAAACTGCTTGTTGTTAAGACGCTGCTAATTATGAGGGTACTGAAGACGGAGGATGTTGCGTTAATTGTACTCGCATTTAGCGTATTCGTGTTTATCAGTTGAGAGATGACTGTACTTGCTGGGAGAAGGGTTGTGCTGCTAATGAGAATGGTACTGAAGCCTGCGTTTATACTTATAAGGGTACTAATGTTCGCAGTATTCACGACCATATTGGGAGTTCGAAATGTACCAAGCATGTCAAAATCAACTTGAGGTCTATTATTAACCCCCAAGTTGAGCCCAATACGGTTTGTGAGCGCATCAACAAAAAATACCCAGTTATCTATATTCATACTACCGTTGGAATCAATGAGTAGTCTCGCACTTGTTTGTTGTGGCATGTTAGGATAAAGGTTTGCGCTCACACCTGTTTCTATACGAAAAGCACCTGTTGTTTGAACACGGATTTGATTGGAAGAATTGGATCCATTGAAGAGAAGAAGTTCATTCGTGAAGGAGCCAGTCGACTGTTCCGCGATCACAGTGTTATTGAATGCGCCTGTAAGACCATAGAACTGTAGGATGTTTTGGTTGACGTTAGACCCAATGCGTAAGTTGGAGGTTGCGATTGCGTTTGCTTTTATACTACTGGTGTACAAGGCGATTGTGCTAATGTTCGAGGCTTGAATATCCAAGCCAGTTAGAAATCCGTCGCCCTCAAAGAAACGGAGACTGCTTGTTATAATACGTTGAAATTCGGAATCAGCCGACACTAATGTGCTGGTTCGTATGCTGCTTGCTATAATAGTACTTGTCTGGATTGTACAGACTAAAAGTGTAAATGCTCTGACTGTACTAAAAGATGCGCTAATAAAGACTGGCGCAGTAAATATTGATATGAGGGAGGTTGTTGTTGATCCGAGCGCAGTATTGAGACCTTCTGTACTAATATAATTAGTAAGACTGATTGAGCTTATTGCTAGATCTGTTAAAGTACTAAAATCAAGACTGCTCACATATCCTAAATTTCCAAGTCCATCTATTGAAGACGTTAAGAGTGATTGTGTTGTAATATTTAGTAGTCTTGATCCATCTCCAACGAAGCTTGACGCGTAGAGAACAGAGGATACGTTCGCGCTTCCATAAATATCAAGATCATAAGATGGCGCATTACAGTTAATTCCTACACGATTAAGACGATTATTTATATTGACTGTGTTATTGATAACAAGCGAAGTTGGATTAAATAAAAACTGATTTGTACTATCAAAAAAGAGAGGGATGGGTTGAGCATGTGCTCTGAAATTTGCTTGTTGATAGGAGGGTGTAAGATTAGAAGAGAAGCCTACAGCATTCGCGGAAGTCGTGAAGTTATTGGCCGTCGAGTTTATCCAATTAATACCATCTGAACTGTATTTCACTGAGTTTGTCGCATCCTGTCCAACCGCAACCCAGTAAGTACCATTCCACTGCGCAGATAATGCGTTTACACTAAATTGTACACCAGTTCCATATGTCCATTTTAGACCATCATAACTGTAAATTGGATAGGTAGCACCACTATCAGTTCCAGTCGCGAGCCAGAAAGTTCCATTCCACGTAATATGTGTCGCTGCGGATTGAAATGGTGCTGCTGATAGTATCCAGTTAATACCATCTTTGCTATAGGAGATCGAATTTCCAGAAACAGATGTTGTACCACCTACGAGCCACATATAGCCATTCCACGCCACTGCGCTCTGGTATGTGGAATTTTCTGTGGCGGCTGATGCGAACCAAGTTATACCGTCATAACTGTAGCGTATTGCGTTTGCGGGTGTTGTATCTGAGCCGACCGCGACCCATATGAACCCATTCCACGCAACACCAAGTCCACTTGTTGTGAAGCCAGTACCTGACGAATTTATCCAATTAATGCTATCAAGACTATATTTGATTGTATTTGCGGGTGTTGCGTCAGTACCAACTGCGACCCATATGGACCCATTCCACGCAACATCATTTCCTTGACCACTAAAGGTTGCGCCACTTGTCGCAAGCCAGTCGGTCGCATTGGAACTGTATTGAATTTTATTTGTTGTGTCATTGCCAACAGCGACCCAGTATTTTCCATTCCATGCGACACCATTGCCGTTGGCTGAGAACCCACCAGAAAGTGAATTTGTCCATGTTAGACCATCTGGACTTGTTTGTATTGTGGCAGCAACTGTTGCGGCTATACCTGTTGCGACCCAGATATTTGATGTGATAGTGTTTGAAAGCTGTATGAAACCCGCATTTATACCTGTTGTAATCTGCGCAGATGACGCGGTAAGCAATGCGGTGCTTATAACAGGGCCAATTGTAGCTGTGCTTAAATATCCTAGATAAAGTGGAAGACCTGAGACCGTCGATTGTAATGTCGCAGTACTCACTACATTCATAGATGCGGCATATCCTGTAACAGTAGAATAGACAGTGGGTGTTGAGACCGCTGTAAGATTATAAATCTGAGAGCCGTCGCCGATAAGAGAAGAGAAGATCAGTTGGTTTCCTAATGCTATACTTGTTGAAATCGTTGACCCAATGATTTGGGTATTATTGGTTGGATTTAATACGGCGTTGGGTGCGAACTGGAACGAACTTGTGACCGCATTGATAGTATAGGCTTGAAAGTTGAGAGGATTTCTAGATACATTTGGAACTTCGCTTGTGATTGTTGCGTTGGAGTTTCCGTCTAGCGTCATAGTAAGCGAACCTGTGCCTGCTGTCATTCTGAAAGTCTGTGGTTGGCCTGCTGGAGATGTGATTGACAGGGGGAAGGCTGGTGTTGTTGTCGCATAAGCAAGAGAGACAGGCGCATCATTCACAAAGAGATTAGTACTGACTGTCAAGTCTCCTGTAAATATCGTATTTACAGTTTCTGTGAGCGCGAATGAGTTTAGCACATTCAGATAATTAGTACTTACACCTGTTGATATCTGTGACGCAAGTACTGTATTTGGCGCACTTATGAAGATTTGGCCAAGACCTGCGATCGATGAGAGAAGATGCTGGGTGCTAAGATATCCTGCTATTCCTAGATTTTGTACAGTTGATGCGAGAGAAGGTGTACTGAGATAAAGTATACCAAGGCCACGGGTTGTAGAGAGAAGTTGTGTACTCAGTGCGTAAGGATAGAGAAAAGAGCTAAGATATATCTGGCCAAGACCATTTGTCGTGGAGAACAAGTTCCAGCGTGTCACATCGCCACCTGCGGTTCCAAGCGCTGCGATTGTAGAGAAGAGCTGGGAAGATGAGACATATCCTGTTGTTGCGAGACCACCAATAGTTGAGTTAAGTTGTGAGCCTGTGACACCTGAGACATTATTCGCTATACCTGTTACAGTTGAGATGAGCTGTGAACTTGATATATAGTCTGACGATCCAAGACCATCTATAGTTGACGTAAGTTGCGATGTTGATACATAGCCTGCGGTTCCGAGGCCTGATAGAGTTGAAAAAGTTACTGCGTTTACTGGTGTCGCTGATGTTAAGAGCCAGTTATTATTACGACTTACGAAAGTGGCGGCGGTGTATGCGTTTGAGAGTGTGTAAATATTGCTTGATCCGTCGAAAGTATTTGCACCTTGTGTTGAAATTGTTATAGGGTTTGTGTTTGCTAAGCCTGTTACGTCTTTCACCGTAATCACTCTTCCTTGTCGCTCGTTTGCGGGTGGGAGAAGAAGTGTTCGTGGTGTTGTTGTTATTATATTGACCAATGTGGCCGTACTCGGTACATAGGTAACCGACATCTACTGTGGGTTGGGTAATTTAAGAACGCTCAATTAGCTTAACGAAACTAAAGCTTCGTTAAAATAAATGTCCTGCGACTAATTTGGTGATGGATCTTAAATTTAAGTCTAACCGGTAAAGATTATGTAATAGATATATAACCATTTCCTGCGTTTGTAACAGAAGATGAAGTTATTGTAGTCGAGCAGAATGAGCCACCACCGCCACCGCTCGTACCATTTGTAGTTAGTCCCCTTCCACCACCACCGCCCGAATATCCTCCTCCACCACCTCCAGCCGCCACACCTGAGCCGCTCGAACCAGGATTAGAATATGGATAACATTCAAATGTTGTTGTACCATTCTGTTGTAATGTTCCTTGATATATGACATAATTACAACTTCCACTGAAAGAATAACCCGAACGATAGCCTCCTCCTCCAAATGTACTGTAATTAGAAGTATAGACCAAACCAGGATTTCCACCACCACCGCCGCCACCGCTACTGCTATAATTTGTAGTTGTTTGAGCAGGAGGATAATTAGGTGGTTGACACTGTGATGAGCTACTACATGGACCAGCAGTAGTTGTAGAACTAGATTGACCAACTCCCGCAGATCCAGCAGAACCATTTGTTCCACCAGCACCATCACTAGTAACTCCACTCGTAGTTAAACTAGCAGATAATGCACCACCAGCAGTTGCTGCGCCACCACCACCACCACTTGCGATTAAAAGTGTTGATGTAGTTACATTAATTACAAATGAACCTCCAGCCCCATTACCAAGAAGATTTGGTGCGTGACCAACTATAAGATTTAATATAGTACCCTGTGTTAAATTAACAACTGTGGTAATAATAGCACCAGAACCATAACCACCAGCACCAGCGCATGTAATTGTATAATTTCTTGTAGTTGGAATTGTCAATCTTTGATTTCCTTGGGTTGTCATGTTAAAATTTGCAGTATTTGTAACCCATGATCCAAAACTAGCATACGCAGTTCTACATTGAGAAAGTGTTGGACCGCTCTGACCAGTAGCACCTGCTGGAGTAAATGTGAGTGTACCTGTAAAAGAATAAAATCCTGAAACAACACCTGAAGAATAAACAGGCGTTATACTATTTCCATAGGTATTATAAGGAACAAGCACAGCATAATATGTTATATTAGCTGTAAGTGAAGGTGATGGTGTAAACGCAACCGCCGACCCTGTAGTTGTGGTTGTAAATGAATAGACTGACTGTGCGGTGCTTGTAGTTGTTGAAATATAAACAGTATATCCTGTAGCAAGTGATGCTGCTGTAATTGTGACAGATCCATCTGTCGCCGTGAGACCTGAACCCAATGTGATCGCACCACCTATCGGTAATATTGTTGCTTGAACAGCAGTTGCTGTTGTAACAGGAACTGAAGACGCATATGTATTAACTGACGTAACTGTCGCATAATAATAATATCCATTTGTAAGTGTTGCTGTACTTGTTCTTGATGTTCCTGTTTCTCCAGTAAAAATTTCAAGAACAGATCCACCTGTCGTCACATTCGTAACACTTGAATAAAAAACAATTGAGTAGGTTGCGGCCGTCGCAACAGCTGACCATGTACATGTCACAGTATTACCTGAGAAAGACATTGTCGCACTCGCAGTAGGAAGCGCTGTCATATAGGCTTGAACAGAGGATGCGCTTGTGACTTCTACAGATGGCGCGTATGTATTAACAGATGTCACAGTCGCATAATAATAATATAAATTAGTAGGCGCAACAGTCAGAGATGTATAAGATGTTCCTGTTTTTCCAGTATTTGTCTCAACCAGCGTCCCTCCTGTTGTCGCAGCGCTAACCGTTTGATAAAATTTAATAGTATATGTTGCGGCCGTTGCGACAGCGGACCATGTACATGTGAATGATGGCGTTGATGAATAGGTTGGAAATGAGAATGAGATTGCTACACTTGCGGTAGGAAGCGCTGTCATATAGGCTTGGACATAAGATGCGCTTGTAACAGCTGTAGATGACCCATATGAATTAACAGATGTTACTGTTGCGTAATAATAATTGCCATTGACAAGTGTAGTTGTTGAGGTTCTTGAGGTTCCTGTTTCTCCCGCATCAGTCTCAAATGTTGTTCCACCTGTTGTCGCGGGGCTCGCACTCTCATAAAAGATGACAGTGAAGCTCGCGGCCGTTGCGACAGATGACCAGGTACATGTGACTGTCGGTGTAGATGAGAAGGTTGGGAATGAGAATGTGATTGTTACACTTGCGGTAGGAAGAGCTGTCATATAGGCCTGAACATAAGAGGAACTTGTGACTGGGGCTGATGAATCATATGCGTTTACAGATGTTACTGTTGCGTAGTAATAGTTACCATTGACAAGCGTAGTTGTTGAGGTTCTTGAGGTCCCTGTTTCTCCCGTATTAGTCTCAAAAGTAGTTCCACCTGTTGTCGCAGGGCTTACAGTTTCATAGAAAATAATAGTGAATGTCGCAGCCGTTGCGACAGATGACCATGTACATGTGATTGTCGGTGTAGATGAATAGGTTGGAAATGAGAATGTGATTGTTACACTTGCGCTTGTAAGAGGTGTCAGATTAGCTTGTACATGGGATGTGCTTAAAACAGCAGGAGAGGATCCATACGCATTGACCGCTACAACAGTTGCGTAATAATATTTGTTTTGAACAATAGTTGTAGTTGTATTTTTCGTTGTTCCCGTTTGGAGCGTATTTGTTTCAAATGTTGTTCCACCTGACGTCGACGCACTGTTGTTTTGGTAGAAGACAACTGTATAGGTTGCTGCGGTTGTAACTGCGACCCATGTACATGTGATCGCTGGCGTTGCTGAATAGGTTGGGAAATAGAGGGAGACTGTGACAGATGCGGTTGATAGAGGATAGATAATAGCCTGTGCGTAGGATCCGCTTGTAACGGTTGCGGAATTGCCATATGTACCAATTCCAGTGACAGTTGCGTAATAATAGTTGTTTTGAACAAGCAGTGTTGTAGACGAATAGGTTAGGTCTGTAATACCTGTAGCTGTCTCAAATAGAGAGCCTCCTGTTACTACAGGTGTTACACTTTCATAGTATCTAACAGTATAGGTATTCGCGTTGACTGAACTCGTCCATGTACATATAATCGTTGGAAATATTGAAGAATTGGGGAAGTAGAAACTCACGGATACAGACGCAATAGGTCCAGCGGATACCGCAGTTTGGACAGTATTTGAGCTTGTTACAATCGCAGAATTACCTGATGAATTTACTGATGTAACTGTCACGTAATAATAGTATGCGTTTACAAGTACTACAGACGCAGCTTGACTTGTTCCTGTATTTCCAGTGAAGATTTGTACAGCAGTTCCGCCAGTTGTTGAATTTGCTATATTATTATAGAAAATAACTATATAGGATGTCGCATATAAGCCAGTTGACCATGTACAGGTTAATAGCGGAAAACTAAATACTGTTGTTACAGCGGATGGAGCAAGAGGCAAATAGACAACTTGGAGAAATGGGCTCGTGGTTGTCGCCGAGGTTCCAAGAGGATTTGTTGCGGTGACCGTCGCATAATAATATGTCTGAGTGATCGCATTTGTAGTATTGACTGTGAGTACTGTAAGTGCTGGAAATGACTGGAAGGAGGTTGCGCCAACTGTTGTTGCGGATGAGTTCGTATAGATAATAAGATCATAAGTTGCTGCGTATCCTGATTTTGTCCAACTTGCTGTAAGATAGGTCGTCAATGGATTATAGAGTAAGGTCAGTGAGGCTGGAGCTGCGGGGGCCGCATTCCATAATTTTGCTATCGCATTACTATTATAATTCTGTAGGATCATCCAGTTTGAAATTCCATCGGGTGTTAGCATAACTGCGCCGAAATTTATATTAAGAATGGTGTAAGTTGCGCTGGAGTTTTCTAGAGTATCTGTGCCTGATGGATAGATGTAAATAGGAAGAGTAGCTGCGTTTCCACAAATATCTTTAATATAGTATATTGAGCCCGCATTCACCGTAGAAATGGCGGGTAGATAAACAATTTTGCTAGTGAAGAGTGTATTCACTAACAAAGTTGTTGTGTTTGCTGGAAAAGATACCACCGACATCTACCGGTGAGACTTAAATTTAACAAAGCTTTTTGAGCTTAAAGTCACGACGTTAATTTGGTGATGGATCTCTAATTTAACGAAGCTTTTTGAGCTTATGACATAGTAGATGTTATAAAAGAAATTGGAGGGAGCGTATCGGGTATAGGTGTAGTCGTTATAGATGCGAGTTGCGCAGCCATTGCGCTCGGACAGCTCGGACAGGGTTGTCCTGTAGTAGAGACGACGCCAGCACCAGTTTGTAGTTCTACAGGATTGCCTGTAGCAGGATCCAATGTTACAAATGGAGGAAGACTAAATGTCGGATCAAGCCGTTGGTGATTACGTATCGTCCACGGAAATGTTTTTTCATCAAGTTGCGGCTCATCTAAGAATGTAGCCCTGTGTATTTCACATGGATACTTCGCATTAAATTCTTTCAAAAACTCCATGGAATTCGGCTGCTTTGCGACTTCATGAATAAAATCCCAAGGAAATCTGTGAATAAATTCTTGTTTTTCGCAAATGTCACAATGAGGCTTATGGGTTATGCTGAGATCTCTCGCATCCCAATTCGCATATTTGCCAAGTTTCTTATTAACTTTATTATGTAATTCACGGGACCAGTCGAGTAGTTTTTCTGTCGGGGCCGGGTCATACCATTCAGTCTTACAGGTTTCACACGGTATGAAGTTTTTGATTTGGGTAACGAGATCTCTTTCTTCATACATTGCGAAATAGTGAATAAAACGCCAGTAAGCTGGGCCCCAATACATCTCTGTTTAGATGTAGAGGTTTTTAGGTTTAAGTAATTGAGACGTAGCCATTTCCTGCGTTTGTAACAGAAGATGATGTCAGTGTTACAGAGCAAAAAGACCCACCGCCACCGCCGGCTGGATTAGGCGTATTTCCACCACCCCCACCAGAATAGCCTCCTCCTCCTCCGCCATAATTTCCTGAACAATAGGATCCTCCACCTCCAAATCCACCTCCAGCTCCTGCAACTCCACCATTTGTATATGAATTTCCTGATCCATTTCCAGTTAATCCACCGCCACCACATGTACCAGATCCCCCAGATCCACCAGTACCACCAGTACCACCACCATTTGTACCATTACCACCCGTTGTTGTTAAACTTGCATTAGCTACAGAAGAAGACAAGGCTTGACCAGCACCACCTGCTACAATTAATGGCGTACCTCCTGATGTTACAACAAATGACCCACCGCTACCACCCATAAAAATTGCGTAGTTATATGCTAGTTGTCCAACTAAAATACATAGTATATCACCTTGTGTTAAAGAAAATGATGCAGTTAAAATTGCTCCATAATTAACTATTGGGCTATTATACGAATATAAATTAGCTGAACCTGCGCACGTAATTACATAAGTACGTGTAACAGGAACAGTCCATCGTTGAATTCCTTGTGTTGTCATGTTGAAATATGCAGTATTTGCAGCCAAAGCACCATAGCTATAATAAGTAGATATACAATGAGAAAGTATTGGACCAGTCTGCCCTACAGCACCTGCTGGAGTAAATGTTAGTGTTCCTGTAAATGTATAAAGTGCATTAGCAGCAGGTGTCGCAACACCTGCTGAAAAAGAATTATTAGGAGAAAGAATAGCATAATATGTTGTATTTGCTATGAGTGTTGTACTAAAAGAAACCCACGACCCTGTAGTTGTAGTTGCAAATGAATAGACTGACTGTGCGCTGCTTGTCGTTGTGGAGATATAAACAGTATAATTTGTTATAGATGTCGCAGGTGTAATTTTGACGGATCCACCACTTGTAGTCAGAGCAAAATTTAGTACTATATAACCTACAGAATCAATACCAGCGGTGATAGTTACATAACCTTGGCCTGCATTTGTTCCTAGATTTGATACAGAAGTTGTTCTAATAAATCTTCCATCATAAAAACAATACCCACCATTACCTGAATAGTAAGTACTACCGAAAATAGCATCTCCTCCTTGATATCCACCACCGCCAGCACCAGGACCACCTGGAGCGGCAGCGGTCGCACCACCTCCTCCAAAACCACCAGATCCACCTACGTTACCATTAGCAGCGCCCGCACCGACACCACCATTAATAAATGAATATCCTGCACCACTAGCATTTTGTTCTAGTCCATTAAATGTGAATGATCCACCACCGCTAGCAAATATTGCAGTAATTCCTGCTACGTCATTACCTTGTGTAAAATTACCATTAATTACTGTACCAGCTTTTTGCCCTGCTGCCTCGCTCGTGCTGCCACCACCACCACCTGCAACTAATATTGGTTCATTTGCATTTGTAGCTACAAAACTACCTCCACCAGCTCCTCCGCAAGTCCCAGCAGCACTAATAAGACCAGATTGACCAACAAGAATTTTTATAATATTGCCTTTTGTTAATGTTACAGTTGCTTGAATTATTATTCCTAAACCCTTAACCGTACCAGATCCCGTAGCTCCTGCTACAACTATAGTATAATTTCTTGTACTAGGAACAGTCCAGAGCTGATAGCCTTGTGTTGTCATATTGAAATAGGTGGTATTCCAATTACTTGGCGCAGGTGTTCCAGTTATACCAGCTCTTGCTTGAGAAAGAGTAGGACCATTTCTTCCTGTAGCACCACTTACATTAAAGGTTGCATTTGTAAATGTGTATAGAGGTGTTTCAACAGGTGCTACCGCCGCAACACCCGCCGAATTAGAAAAGGTACCATTAACATAAGAATTTGTAGGAAGTAAAACAGCATAATACGTTGTACCCCCTGATAAAGAAGGTGATGGTGTAAACGCAACTGCGGACCCTGTAGTTGTAGTTGTAAATGAATAGACGGACTGTGCGCTGCTCGTTGTTGTAGAAATATAGACAGTATAAGATGTAGCAGGCGACGCGGCTGTAATTGTGACAGATCCACTTGTTGGTGTTAGGCCTGACGCGAGAGTAATTGATCCACCCACTGGCGCAGGAAGCGTAGCAACACCAGCTGAATAAAAGGCGGTTCCGTTACCAAATGTATTTGACGGAACAATAACGGCGTAATACGTTGTATTTGCGCTCAGTGATACTGTGAATGAAGTCGCAGATCCAATTATTGTTGTTGTAGACGATCCAATTGATCCACCTGTACCTATCGTTGTTGATATATAATATGTGTAAGTTGTTGTATTCATCGCTGAGCTTGTAATTATGAAACTTCCACCTGTCAGAGCAGTAAATGTATTGAGTGTAACCGCACCACCTGTAGGCACTCCATTATTGTATAAACTTAATGGAGACGTACCATAAAGACTTGGTGTTGACGATGTAGTCGCATAGACACTAAAATAATAATAATTAGTGAGCGTAAGACCAGTATAGGTTGCGGTAAGAGCGCTTGATGTTGTACCTGATCCAAGAACAAGTCCTGTAAAATTTGTATTTGTTGTTTGGAATAAAGTCCACACATATCCTGTCGCACCTGAATATGCTGACCATGACATTGTCGCAACATTAGTCGCTGTTATCACATAAGGATTGGTAACTGCTGGGCTAGGTGAACTTACTGGAGCAGCTGATAAATAAGGATGTCCAGCTGAAAGTGATGTTTGAAAACCCCATTTCCATGCTAAATAACCTTCAAGTAATTGACGATTTGTATTTGTAACACCGTTCTGATAATATAAAAATTCAGCAACATATCCAATCATATACCTCCCTAGAACAGAACCGTCTGAAATTGTCACATATGATGTTCCACTCTGTGTTGGTACCTGCGTAGCAATAACAGAATATACGTTGAAGTAGTAAGATGAATTAAAGTTTGGATTAAATGATCCATTCACGTAATAATTTGTATTTCCTATGTCATTACTATTACCAGCAAGAGCAGTTGTGCCTTGTAGACCTGTGCCTCCACTAAAGCGAATTGAATAATCACCAGCGAAAGATGCTGGTTGAATATTTAATAATCCAATAACATAACAAAGATTTGAATTTGAAGTAAACTTTGATACAATAAAAAAGGCTGAACTTGTTGTAAAGTTAATTTGAGCAGCAGATTGCATTATTGCTGCGGATGGAACATTTACAACAAATTTACTATTGTCAACTAGATTTGTAATTGTCCCTGCTGTTTTAGTGAAATTATTACTATTTCCAGATTTATCGAACCAGGTTGTAAAGGATGTGCCATTTGTAAGAGTGGCTCCTGTACCTGTTGTATCTGTACCATCTAACCATATACTAAGTCCAGAAACATTAGTAGGATTAGATAGTAATATATATGTAGACTGAACAATACTTGAAGCAACTACGACTGTTGATCCTCCTGGGGTTGTCGCAGTAACTGTAAAATAATAAAAAGCAGCCGCATATGTATTTGTAGTAACTGATGTGCTAGACGTTGTAGCATATACGACAACAGATCCAGATGTATAATTATTTGCGCTCGCCTGATATAACACATAAGAGTATGATGTTGCGCCTGAAACTGCGCTCCATGATAAAGACGCAACACCAGTTGAGTTTGATACTGAAATAGATAGATTTTGAACATATAACAGCGCAAGTACTGCGGTTGAACTTGTGATTGTTGAAGAGCTCAGAGGAATTGTATTTACAGCTGTAACTGTCGCATAATAATACTGGCCGTTCACCAAGGATGTTGATGTTAGTTGTGAAGTTCCTGTAACTCCAGTGTTCGTTTCAAATAATGTACCACCTGTTGTCACATTTGTTGCGACTTCATAAAATAAGACAGTATATGATGTAGCATAATATGTTGAGGCTGTCCAAGATGCTGTAATTTGAATAGCCGATAAACTGACCGTCACATTGCTCGGGTTTGTAGGAGCAATTTGGATCTGCGACGTTGACGATGAACTTAAGACAGGTGAAGAGGATGCGTATCCATTTACAGATGTGACACTTGCGTAATAATAATATGTATTGACAACCATAGTTGTCGACGTTGTAGATGGTCCTAACTGTAGCGTAGCTGTCTCAAATAAAGTTCCACCCGTTGTTGTCGCACTTGTATTTTGATAGAATATGACTGTATAGGTTGTTGTGTCTGCGGCTGCTGTCCATGAACATACAAGATAGTAGCCAGAAAGAACAATAGATACAGATGTTGCGAGGGATGGCGCAACAGTTATCTGCGCCGCATTTCCACTTGTAATTGTTGCTGAATTTCCATATGTATTATATGATGTTACCGTCGTATAATAATAATATCCTGCGAGAGGTGACGCAGCTATTGTTTGTGTTAGTGCTGCGACACCTGTATTCGTTTCAGTGAGAACTCCGCCTGTTGTCACGTTTGTTGTTACACGATAAAAAACAACTGTGTAGGTCGTAGCATTGAGAGCTGCTGACCAACTCGTTGATAGTGATCCACTATAGACTACAGAAATACCTGTTGGCGGCTGTGGAGCATTAGCGATCTGCGCACTTGCGGTTGCTGATGTGACAACAGAAGAATTTCCATATGGATTTACACCCATAACAGTTGCGTAATAATATTTTCCATTTACAAGAGGTGTTGACGAGGCTTGTGTAAGACCTGCTTGACCAGTAACTGTTTCAAATACAGAACCGCCTGTTGTGACAGCTGTATTTACTTCATAGAAGATGATTGTATATGTAGTAGTATTGAGCGCAGACGCCCATGATGCGACCACATTCATTCCAGACACCACAATACTCACTGAGGTGGTCGCAGGGGGTGCGAATCCATATTGCGCAGTTGTTGTTGCAGTTGTTGTCGCAGCCGACTGTCCATAAGAATTTACAGCTGCTATTGTCGCATAATAATACTTATTAATCAATAATGTAACTGATGTAGTTTGTGTAAGAGCGGAAATACCAGTGACCGTTTCGAGTAAAGTCCCGCCAGTTGTAACGGCTGTATTTACATAATAAAACTCAACTGTATACGTTATTGCGTTGACTGCTGCGCTCCATGATGTGACCGCGGTTTGCCCAAGAATTGTAATTGATGCTGATGGAGGAGGGAGAGGTATTGCGGCACCCAGCACATTATTAGAACTTGTAATGACGGATGAGCTTCCACTTAGATTGAAAGACTGTACAGTCGCATAATAATACCGACCCTGATATACATTGAGTGCTGAACTATAATAAAGCAGACTAATTCCTGTAATTGTCTGAAAAACAGATCCGCCTGTGGTCGCAGGTGTGAGTGTCTCGTAAAAAACAACAGTATAGGTTGTCGTATTTGCTGCTAATGTCCACGCACATGAGAGAACATTTGAATCAAAGAGTACAACTACATTTGTTGGAGGAGACGGTGTAACAATCGCGTAGATCACAGCAGAGGTCGTCGTTGAAGAAGAGTTCGCATTTATCGATGTAACAGTCGCGTAATAATAGTAATACACATTCGGTGTTTCTGTAAAACTATGAGTTATCGCCGTCAGATCTGTGAATGTCTGTATGAGTGTTCCGCCAGTTGTAGAGGCTGCTTGATTATAATAGTAACTTACAGTGTAGGAGACCGCATTTATACTTGCGACCCATGAAGAAGAGAGTGTATTTGGTACGAAGGATACAGTAATAGCGGGCGTAGCAAATGGCGGAAGCGCGGCTACCAACTGCTGTGAAAGACTATTCTTATATGCGTCAACTAAGAACCATGTTGTGACACCATCATTCGTGAACACCCATGATCCATAGCTTGTCGATAATCTGATTGACTGTGTTGATCCTCGCTCTACTGTATCAATACCTGTCGTACTTAATTGAATATACTGGGATGAAGCAGTTCCATAGGTATCTTTAATGATGACAATACGCCCTGGACTTGTAGAGACAGATGGGAGTGTGAGTGTTTTAGATAAAGTGAATGTATTTACTGGAATAATTGTTGTATTTGATGGTATATATATCGACATACTTCTCATGGGTAATCCGAATTAAAATTGAACGTGGTGACCGCTTTGGTATATAGTATACAATGGACTGCTCTATTTGCCTCGAGAAATACACAAAGGAGCTTCGCCTGAAAGTGACATGCCCCTACTGTCCTGCGAATGCGTGTCGTGGCTGTGTTCAGCGCTATCTTCTAAGTTCCCACGAGGATCCTCACTGTCTAGGATGTCGTAAGGCCTGGAACCGTGAGTTTATTGATCTTCATCTGACTAAGACCTTCCGAAGTGGGCCTCTTCGTAAGCATCGCGCAAAGACGCTGATGGATCGTGAGAAGGCGATGCTTCCTGCGATGCAAATCTTTGTGGAAGCAGTGAAGGAGATCCGCGCAGCAAGTGAGCTTATGGGTGTAGTGTCTGATTCACTTCGGAAGATGGAGGCTACACGTGTCGGTATTCTACGTGTGAGAGATGCTCTTCGAGTGAAGATCCGTGCTACAAAGACAGGCGAGGAGATGGAGGTTGCTATGAAAGAGCTCGATGAGAACTGCGCGCGGTATGGCAGGAATGAGGCGAAGATGATGCGTGTGCGCTATGACCATGAGGTTCTCCAGCGTAGGATCACACGCGGGCAGAATATTCTAGAGGGACGTGCTGCGGAGGATGACAAGGCGTCTGAGCCTGCGCGTGTATTCATTCAGCACTGTCCCGCAGATAACTGTCGCGGCTATCTCTCAACTGCGTATAAGTGCGGTGTATGTGCGAAGTACGCGTGTCCAGACTGTCTTACCATTAAGGGTGATAACCGCGACGCAGAGCATACATGTAATGAGGATGCGAAGGCCTCTGCTGCGCTTATTAAGCGTGAGACGAAGCCGTGTCCTAAGTGTGGTGTCCGCATCTTTAAGATCGATGGGTGTGATCAAATGTTCTGTACACAGGAGACGTGTCACACAGCATTCTCTTGGAATACAGGTCACGTAGTTACTGGAACCATTCATAACCCGCATTATTATGAGTACTTGCGGCACAGGAATGGCGGGGCTGCGCCGCGAGAGGCTGGTGATATCCCGTGTGGCGGTCTTCCAACAGTCTGGCAGTTCACGCGCGACATTCTCGCAACAGATCTTCCTGCTCCAACGAAGAACTTGATTATTCACATTCACCGCTCTCTCAATGATATGGCTGAGGTGCGTCTTGCTGAGTTTCCCGCTCGTCAGGCCGCGAATGTGAACCAAGATATCAATATCAAGTACCTGATGAATGACATGGAGGAGGATACATGGAAGAAGATGCTTGAGCAGCGCGAGACGAAGTTCGAGCGAAAGCGCGAGATCGGCCAGATCCTGACGACCTTTACGCATGTTGGGTCTGAGTTTCTGCGGAATTTGGTTGCTGGCCCTGGGCTAACAGTAGAGGCGAAGGCGAAGATGATTAAGGCTGGATGGGCTGCGAATGAAGCACAGCTGAATGATCTGCGCGTCTATACAAATAGCAGTCTGAAGATGATGGGTACACGGATGATGTGTGCGTTTCCGCAGATTGATAAGGATTGGAATTATATTCCACCGCGTAAGGTGGGTGTAGATGAGACGAAGCCTGCGCCATCTCAGGTGCGCGCACGGCCTCCTGCTCCCGCAGTTGTACCTGTTCCCGCAGTTGTACCTGCTCCTGCACCCGCAGTTGCTCCTGCACCCGCAGTTGCTCCTGCTCCAGTTGTAGCAACAGGCTTCACAGCGGGTGATTATCTCCCTGATGATGAGTTTCCCGATGAAGTCTAAAGAGAAGTTATTAAAATAAAATAATGGACCTACATACAATACCTTGTCTTCTTATTCATAGAACACAGGACACTATCCGTGAAGCAAGTATAGATGAACTTGAAAAACGTCTTGGTAAAACTCTCCAGAAGTTCGAAGGAATTTCTGGACATTTTTTACTAAAAGATGGATTTCCAACAAAGCATCCACATGAGACTGAGCCTACAAGTCTTGGAAATATTGGTTGTACTGCTAGCCATATTGAAATCTTAGAAGCAGCCATTAAATCAAAATACACTCACTGCTGTATATTTGAAGATGATGCGGAGGTCGTCGGTAATCTCCAAGACTATTTTTCATTAGTAGATACACTTCCACCCGCGGATATTGTCTTGCTAGGTGTAAATACAATTGTTGATAGCAAAGAAACAACTATTCCTGAAATAAAGAAAGTTACACGCTTTTGGGGAACGCATGCTGTAGTTGTTGGACGACAGGGGATGCTCGCAATTCTGAATACGTATAAGAAATATGTGGACGCAGGGTATGCGCTTCCCGCTGATTGGCTCTACAGTTATGCGATCAAAGACTATGAACTTATTGCGTATGCGCCAGTAAAGCCAGTTATTCGCCAGCGCCCTGGGTTTATTTCATTGATTACGGGGAAAATACGTAAATAATATATTATTTATGATAAATGAATTTACATAGTATTCCATGTTTTCTTATTCATAGACAACAAGATACTATTCGTGAAGCTAGTATACTTGAATTAGAGAAAGCACTGGATCTACCTCTTCAACGATTTGAAGCATTTTCTGGATTGGATGGATTAAAGATGTTTCAGCTGGAGGATTTTCCAACAATGGATGGATTTCCAAGAAAACATCCAAATGGAGGTCAATCAAATGAAGGTGTTATTGGCTGTACAGCAAGTCATATCAAAATTATAAAAGATGCGATAGCTTCTAATCAACCCTATTGTTGTATTTTTGAAGATGATGCTGAAGTGGTTGGAAATCTGGATGAGTATTTCACCGCAGTTGATACATTGCCACCATCTGATATTATTATTTTAGGATGCGCACCAGCTGGAAAATCTAGCACCTCATGCGCATCTGTAGAGAAAATCGAGCATTTTTGGTTAACACATGCGCTAGTCATTAATCGTCATGCTATGATTGCTATTTTAAATACATTCATTTGCTATGTAGAGGCTGGATATGCTCTTCCTGCGGATTGGCTATATAGTTACGCAATTGGTGATCATAAACTAGTCGCATATGCGCCTGTAGAACCAGTTATACGTCAACGACCTGGGTTTGTGTCATTAACGTCATGACTGTACCGGTGAGACTTAAATTTAACGAAGCTCAAAGAGCTTCGTTAAATTTAAGATCCATCACCAAATTAGTCGTAGGACATTTATTTTAACGAAACTAAAGTTTCGTTAAAATAAAGTCACGACGTT